GCAAGCGGTTGTCAATGCGCGGAGAGCTTCGACATGAAGACGATTTGCGAAGGAATCGAATTTCGCTCAAGGACAGAAGCCGCTTGGTACTTGATGTTCAAGCGATACTGCCTTGATCCGGTTTACGAACCGGAAACGTTTTCTCTTGAAACAAGAGAAGGGAAGACGTTTTGGTACATGCCGGACTTTCAGATTCGCCTGTTCAGGCAAAGAGCGATGGTCGAGATCAAGGCCGGAATCGAAGGTGAGTCAATGGACATCGCCAAGGCATGTATTCTCGGCTACAAGGTTCCTACTCTCATTATCGTCGGATGGCCGCTAAAGTACGCTGCCATCTTGATCGAAGAAAGGCACAAAGGGAATCCGTATGGCCGTGAAATTGGATTCAGCGGAAATGAGGTGTATCAAGGAGAAAGCGTCGGCCTTTGTATGAGCTATCCTGACGAAGACTTTTTGGAGATCGACCCTTGCGACATGGGGCATTTCGCACCGAAGCAAGAGCCAGCAGTCGGATCAAGAGCGTACAGAATTGCCGTAGACTGCTGGAACGCCACGAAGTGGAACCGTTAGAACGGATTCTCCTATGCGCAGCCTGGATGCCGCCCTGCAATATGCCGAACTTGGCTATCGCGTTTTCCCGTGCGTCCCCAACGGGAAGCCGCCGGCGACGAAACACGGGTGCTTGGACGCGACTACGGACGAGGACAAGATTCAAGCATGGTGGACCGAGAACCCCGACTACAACGTCGCCATCGCAACCGATGGGCTGCTTGTCCTGGACATCGACCCCGACGGCAAGCCGTGGTTGACGAAAGTGGACACGGCGGAGTTGATGCGGGCGACGATGACCAGCACGCCGCGCGGCGGGGTGCATTTCTGGTTCCGCGCTGAGCAGGAATTCCGCAACACGTCCGGCGATCTGGCCAAGGGCGTGGACACCCGGGCCAACGGCGGTTACGTCCTCGTGCCGCCCAGCGTGGTCGACGGAAAGCCTTACCGCTGGGTGATCGATCTGGAAGCGGTTCTCCCCCCGGTACCTGCTTGGCTGGTGGCGTTGCTCGGGGGCCAGCGGCCGAAGATCCGGGAATCCGTCAGCGAGGAGATCCCCGAGGGGAACCGCAACCACGCCATGATTCGGTTCGCCGGCCTGTTCCGCCGCGGCGGGATGAACGAGGGCGAGATTTTCGACGCGCTGGCCGCTGTCAACGCTTCCCGCTGCAAGCCGCCGCTCCGCGACAAGGAACTGCGGAACATCGCCCGATCGGCCGCCCGGTACGAGCCGGACTTCATTGAGGAAAGCCTGATTCTCTCCCACCTGCACAACGTCGATGACGAACCGGTCGAGGAAGAGTCGGAGGCAGTCTTCCCCCAGGACTGCTTGCAGGATCTCCCCGGGCCGATGCGGGACGCCTTCCGCTACGCGGTGGACACGTCGATCAAGCCCCAGCCGGAGTTGTCGCTGGCCGCGCTGATCGCCCTGTTCGGGGCCGCATTCGGCCAGAAGGTCTGCGATGACTACGACACCAGGACGAACGTGATGGTCCTCGGATTGGCACCGAGCGGAAGCGGCAAGGAATACCCCCGGCAAGTCAACAAGCGGTTCCTGCTTGAATCCGGCCTGGAGCTGGTCAACGGGCCGGAGCGGATCGGCAGCCATGCGGGGATCATCTCCGCCGTGAGTCAACACCCGATCCGCCTGTTCCAGCTTGACGAGATCGGCCGGCTACTGGCGACCATGCGCGACCCGAAGGTGTCCCACCTGTACAACGTGGGAACGGTCCTCATGGCCCTGTACTCGTCCTCCAACACAATCTGGACCGGGGACGCGTACGCCGACGCGTCGAAGGTCAAGCGGATCAATCAGCCCCACGTTTGCGTCTACGGAACGAGCGTGGCGGAGAACCTCTACTCCGGCCTGAGCCCGGAGAACCTGACCGACGGGCTTGTGGGCCGGCTGCTGATCTTTCAAACGGACGTGCGCTGCCCGAAGCGACGGAAGCCGCTCAAGGCCAAGATCCCGAAGACGGTCTTGGAACGCCTTCGGATGTGGTCCGAGTGGAAGCCGCCGGGATCAGGGAACCTCGGGGGGCCGGCCCCGATTCTGGCAGAGAAGACGCCGGAGGCCGACGCCCGCCACGAGTCCTACTGTGATCTGGTCAACGACAAGCACCAGGCGGAGAGCGAGATCCATTCCGCCGTCTGGAGCCGAGCCCCGGAGAAGGCCGCCAAGCTGGCCCTGATCTATGCATGCTGCCAAGCCACCGACATGGCCCCGCGGATCACAATCGAGGCGGAGAACTGGGGAATCCGGCTGGCCAACTACTCGACCCGGCTGGTTCTGCAAGCCGCAAGGAACACCGTTGCAGGCAGCAAGTACGAATCGGACCTGAAGCGGGTGTTCTGCGCGATTCGAGACGGATGTACCCAGAACGAACTGACCCGCCGTACCCAGTGGCTCAAACGGAAAGAGCGGCAGGAGATCATTGCCGACCTGGAGGCCAGCGGGGCAGTCAAGAGCGTTGAGGAGCGCACTGAGAAGCGGACCAGGACCATCGTCAAACGGATGAGGTGTTCGCTGTGAACGTCAAAATTGATGCATCAATCGGGGATAACGTCAATCAACGTATGTCAATTGCGTCAATTCTCAAATTTGACGTTTTCGACGCCGTAAACCCAATAGAGATAAGCACTTATTCAATAACGTCAATAATATCATCATCATCATTCATTCATTCATTCATCTACGTGCGCAAAGGACTTAGAGCGATTCCCTTACCACCGCTTCATCTACACGCGAGAAACCTTGACGTTTTGAAAGGCACCCGAATGGAAACACGCCCCAGCATCTACGGCCCCCTGCCCCACGCCGACAACCGCGACCGCCCGGCGGCCAAGCCCGACCGCGAAGGCCGGCACGTCCGCTGCCCCGGATGCAAGGGGATCCTCAGCGTCAAAACGCCGGCCGCCTGCCCGGACTGCCGGCAGCCCCTGGACCGGGAGGGCGGACGATGACGTGGCTTCACCTGTCCGACACGACCCCGCGAGCGCGTGAGCAATACCGCTGCGAACTCTGTGGGCTGCGGATCCGCAAAGGGGCTCGGCACGTCGCCCGTCGCGGGATCGATAGCGACGGCGGTGGGCATGTCACGTATCGAATGCACGCCGTCTGTGAGTCGCGGACCCGCGGCTGGGATTTGACCGACTGGGAGGTGGCGGACGACCAATGGGACTTCCGCAGGTGTAGCCTTGACCTTCCGCTGCTCAAGGAGGCCGGCAAGTGAGCATTCGCGATATCCTCGTAACAGGACGGACGGCGCGCTTGCCGGGCGACTATGGGCCGGTGACGGACGAGGAGTTGCGCCGCAAGTCCCAGTTCCACGCTGCCGTGACGCCGGCTGCCACGGTGATTCCAGCCGACAAGACCCCCGCGGACGCGCCAGCGGGGCACAGCGGGGCCGCAAACGGGCTCCCCGAGGGAGCCGTCGCCGAGTTCCGGTTCCACCGGCAGCGGAAATTCTGCTTTGACTGGGCCTGGCCGGCGCGCCTGGTGGCCCTGGAAATCGAAGGGGGGCTGTTTGGGCGCGGCAAACGCTGCCCGACGTGCGGACGCCGGGCAGTTGCCGGACACAGCAGCATCGAGCGGATCAAGACGGACATGGAAAAATACAACCTGGCTTCCCTGGCCGGTTGGCGGGTGCTACGGGTGACCCCGCAGCAGATGAGTTCTGGAGAGGCTGGCCGGTTGGTCCGGCTGGCATTGGCAACGAGTGGTTTACGGAGGTAGGACAATGGCGAAGAAACTGGAAACAGCGGACGCGGACGCATTGGCACGAATTGGCGATGCCCGCGAGAAACTGCGGGAGGCGGAGAGCCGGCACCTGATCGCGAAAGAGAACGCGAAGGCGGCCAAGTCCTCGTGGGAAGCGGCGGTCGAACACCTGACCACCGTGATTGATTCCGAGACGCGGCCCCTGCCGCTGTTCGACGCGGCGCCGGCGGTCAGCCTGCCCGTGGTCGAAATCGTGAGCGGGACGGATCAACACGGGCTCGAGATCGGCACAAGCTGGCCTGTGGTCGAGATCCGGGCGGGAGGGATCGTGGTCCAGATCGACGCGGGCACTGTCCCGCTGGCCGACGGTGAGTACCTGGCCGAGCCGGACGTACAGACCGCGATTGCCGACGCCCGGACGGCAGGCGTCGACGGTCCCGAGGCATGGTCCGAGTTCTGGGCCGGCTTGCAGGCCGGAGTCGCGGGGGCCTGGCGGGAGTTGCCGCTGAGCGAGGCCGGCATCACGGGGAAGATTGCCGACACGCTGGCCGGCGCCGGTTGCGAGACGCTGGGGGCCCTGGTCGAGCGGATGGCCAGCGGGCTCGGGTGGAACGATGGGCTCAAGGGCATCGGGGAGGAGAAAGCGGCCGGGCTGGCGGACAAGCTGGCCGACTTCTGGAAGGACCATCCTGAATTCGTTCAGGCGTGAGGCGGGAAACGAAACCACGGCGGGGGCTTTCCCCGCCGGCATTGCGGAAGGAATCCCATGCAGACGAAAGAAAAAGGCGGGTTGGTCCTGACTCGCAAACGTGGCCAGTCGATCGAGGTCGACGGGCCGGCGCGAATCGTGGTGGACCGGCTGGGCGGCGGCCGGGTGCGGTTGCGAATACTGGCTGACCGCGCGGTGACGGTGCTGCGGAGCGAGATTGCGGAGCGGGAGGAAGGACATGGTGTACCAGAAGCCATTGGGTAAATTCCGGCACTCCCGAGCGTCGCGAAAGCCCCGCGTCAGCCGTGCGGAAGTCGAGCCGGACCAAACCGTTCCCGCCGACGGCCCGTGCGACGGTGATGAGGCCATGCGGCTGATGCGCGATCGGCCGACTGGCGAGCGTGAAAACGTTGCCGATGAGATTTGCGAGCGGGTGGCGAAATGGGGAGGGAGATCATGAGCGAGGCAGCAAAACAGTTGCGAGACATTGCGAGATGTTGCCGAGACTGGAACATTGAACTGCGATCCGCGGCTGACGAAATCGAGCGGCTACAGGCCGACGTGGATTCGTGGCAAAAAACCGCGGTCATCCTAGGAGAGCAGCGAGACCAGAGGCAGGGAGAAAACGTGCGACTACAGGCTTCCCTCGACACCGTACAAGCCGCCGCCGTCAACGCGATCAGCGAGTGCAGCAGGCTGCGGGCGGAGAACGAGCGGCTGCAAGACAAATTGCGAGACGCTGAGGATGTCCGCGATCAGCGTTGGCAGATGGCTAAGGAAGCGAAAGCGGAGATCGAGCGGCTACAGGCGATCGTGGACCGGCTGCCAAAGACGGCGGACGGTGTGCCGATCACGCCTGGGATCACAATCTGGGATTCGATCGGCGTGAAATCGTGGGAAGTTACCGGCGTAAACACCAGGCTCGGAAAGCTGTCATGCGTGTACGGCCCAAATGGATCATTTGACGCCATCTGCAGTGGCTACTACTCCACCCGCGAAGCCGCCGAGAAAGCGAGGACGCCATGAGAGGGCGACGCTACGAGCATTCCATCGACGCCTGGTCATGCTACCGGCTGAAGCAGATCATGTCCGGCGGAACCGAGCGAATCACGCCGGCGGAGCTGGACGCGCGAGTCGCCATCGAGCGCCGGCACGAAGCCGGGGCCGCGCTCGCCGACCATGAACAGGTGATGACCGAACTGCGGCGCGAACTTGGCGGCCGATGTCCGCGATGTGGATATCCGGTTCTTGACCTGTTGACGTGTCCGGATTGCGGGGAGAATATCTGGAGATCCGCGGGAGCCCCCACGGTGAGCGCAGGGGAATCCTGTCCGGCAGCCGGTGCAACTCCGGCCGTTCGCCGGGGGCCCGCGGAAATTCGCGGCTCATGTTGACGAGCCTACCCGAAACTCGCTAAAATTCCGTCCGTCGCACGAACGCGGCCACGGCTCGCATAGACGCGGGCACCCAAAACAACGAGGGGTGTCATGCGTCCATTTATCGAAAAAAGCCGCCTGCCAGCGTTCGCCGGGGACCGACCCAACCGCGATAATCTCCGAGTCGCGCTCTTCCGCCTGCCGCTGCTGGAGGCTTTCTTTCCGGCGGGAAGGGCTCAATGGGAGCCGCTGCGAGCATGCCGCAGAGGGGCCGTTCGATTCGGTGCCTGCCTCCTGATCCTGCTTTCGGCCGCCGCCGCCCTGGCCCAGTCGCCGCGGGCGACGATCACCGGCCCGCGCGAATCCCGCCCCGGCGCCCTGGTGGTCCTGGACGCCAGCGAGTCGGTTGGCACAGGCCGGCTTTGGCTGCTGGCGATCAGCCCCGAGGAAACCAGCTTCCTGCCGGTCGAACAGGGCCTGAAGTGCATTTTTGCCAGCCCGACCGCTGGAAAATACACGTTCGTCCTGGTCGTCAGCGGAACCAACGCGAACGGCGGGCCGGCGGCGGACATGACGACGCACTCGATCGTGTTGACGGGAGTTGCTCCCCCAGATCCGCCGGACCCTCCGGCGCCGCCGGTACCGACGTTGGGCCGGCGGCTGATCGTAGTCTTGCGGGAGAGTGGAGCGACGGACACAGCGACAGCGACAGCGATCCTGAAACTCAGGACGGACGAAGCGATCCTGGAGCGGCTGCGGAGCAAAGACCACCCATCGCCGCTAGTCCTCGACCAGGACAGCGACAGCCCGCTAGTGCATCGGCTCAAACAAGAGATCGGCAGCGACCGCCTGCCGGTCCTGTTCGTCCTGGATTATTCAAGCGGAGCGTCCGGTAAGACGCTCGCCAAGGTGCCGATGCCAGCGAGTGCGGAAGGCGTCATTGCGGCGCTCGGAAAGGCGGGTGGGTGATGATTGACCGCAGGTGGATTGACGTTGATTTGGTACCGCCGAGAGGCATCGGCGTGGATGGATTCGCGGGGGCGTTGCCGGAATCCGAAGCCCAATTAGCCTGCGCTGATAGCGGCGACTTTATGTCCGCGTTCGACCTGATTCCGCGTGCTGACTGGCCGGACCTGATTGTCGCGCAGGGCGACCTGACGCGGCTTGACCCGTTCATTCGAGGGCAGGGCCGAGAGGGTTCTTGCGTTGGAAACGGAGCAGCGGCGGCGTTCGACCGATGCCAAGCGATTCAGCACGGCAAGATCGTCAGAACGTCGGCGATGAGCCTTTACAAGCGGATCGGCCGGAGTGCGTCATCGGGGGCCGTTGTCGGCGACGCACTCACCGAGCTGAAAGAGCGCGGAATCCTTCCTGTCACAGGCGAACCGTTCCCGCACACTCACCCGGCAACTGGGTTCTCCCAGCGATTGCCGGACGGCTGGGAAGCGACCGCGTCTCAGTTCAAGGTTGAAGAATTCTGGCGGGTGTCAACGTTCGACGAGGCGGCAACCGCAACCTTCCTCGGGTTCGGGTTGGTGTACGGGCGTTCGCGGCATTGTATCTGCGGCTGGCAGGCAGTCAAGGACGGCAAACGCTGGCTGCTGAAGTACAAAAATAGCTGGGAGAAAACCTGGGGAGAAAACGGATTCGGCTACGATTCAGAATCGTTTCTACGCGGTGGGCCGAGTGGGTTTGCGATCAGAACTATCACAGTGAGGGAGTGAGCAATGGGAATCCTGGAATCGTTTGCGAGTGCGGTCTATGGTCGCTTGACGGGCGACGATGACACGTTTGGATTTGATATCACGATGATCGTCAGCATCATCTCCGCCATCGCAGCGGCCCTGGAAAACTGCAATCCGCAGGGCGTCCAGGCGTTTGCGGAAGGGAAGCGGCGGGACCGGGCGGCTACGAATCGGCTGCGGACGTGTTGCGTCAACGCGGTGGATCAGGAGGTGCATGGCCCGCTACGGAAGGCGATTGCGGCAGGGCGACTGTATCGGGCGATTGTCGATGAGGCCGAGGCGTCGTCAAAGACGCTGATGGCAGGTAACACGGTGATGGCAGGAGACGTTTACGCTCAGATCATTGCCGAAGCGAAAGGCGTCTAGGATCTCTGCCCGACGCGATGCGGGCCGCCGCCGGGCGTGCACCCTGCCAAGAGTTCCGCCTGGCGGCATCTTACACGGAGGAAGACCACTCCCCGCGGACCCGGCCGCATGGACGCGGCCGCGCGGGGCGGGAGGATGAGAATGAACTTGCCGTTGCAGAGGATCCATGATTGCAGGTCGAGTTATGGCTGGCTGCTGTTTCCGCTGTGGTTCGGTAGGTGGATCGCGTGGTTCGACAACTATGGTTTGCGAATGACCAGTTCAATCGGGTTTCACAACTGCACACGGACGGGCGTTTACTGATGGCGGGTGCGAACTGCGGGACTTAGCTTAGGTGGAGCAGAGCATGGCGAGAAGTCGTCAAGGCACGCGTTCGAGTCGCGTAGTCCCGGCTAAGATCACGAGGCTCGATAGGCGGCACATGCGGAAACTGGACCGGAAAATAGCGATGCTTGACCACGCAATTTGGATCAACCAAATTTGCCGTCCGTCGCTCGCCATTTCACAGCGCCGAGAGCGGGACAAACTCGATGACACGAGACGGTGGCTTAGGAATTGGATGAAGAATCCAAGCAGAACAGAAACATCATGACCATCTACGCGGCAATACTGATTCTCGCGTCGATGGCAGTCGGCGTGCTGCTGGCGGCCGGCTGGATTGCGATCGTGCGGCACGTGATGCCTGACGAGCCGCGCGGCATCCATCGCGACGACGTGGATCGTGAGTTTGAACGGGACTTTGGGCCGCTGGTTGAGGCCGGACACGAAGCGTATCGAGATCGGCGGGACGAATGAATATCGCAGCGGCAATTCTGATCTTGGGAGCGACCGGCCAGGCGAGCCGCGAGACGACGGTCCCGGTGCCGATAACTGGCGTTCTGTGGGGTGTGGTAGTCGGAGGGATGCGTGATGCCGTTGGTCGATTTACGTCAGTCGGAAATTCGGATTTTACCGCGCGAAACACGGCGGCGGCTCTTGGAAGACGCAGCCGAGAAATGGATGCCGAGCGAACCGGAGGACGGCGAGATGCTGATGGAGGGATCGGCTCCAAAACAAGACTGGGTTCCGTTGCACCCAAGCAAATCACGCTCAGCATCGACGGCCGCGAGCGAACCGGCTGGGCCTGGGGAGAGGCCGCCTACAGAGTCGCATCCTACGTTACCGACCGCAGGACCGACGGCTCCGTACGTTACGAGTACCGATTACGAATTCGAGGTTACGACGTTCGGAGGTCAACCAGAATTGAAAACGGTTCGGTCGTACTGACCACGGACGTTTGGGGCAGCATCGGACCCAATGGGGAACTCTACCGTGTTCGACTTACCATTACTGCCGATGAATCTGGAACCAGCACTCGACTACGCGGGACGATTACCGGAGACAGTCGGATCGGCGACCGATGCGGACTGGTTGAGCGAGTCGCCGAACGAATCATCTCCCGAGAACTCGCCTTCGTCCTCCGCAGAATCGAAGACGAGGGACGCGGACTGTACGCCAGCGGAGACATCCATCAACTTGGGAACGTACTGATTGAGAGGCTGACCCGATGATCCTACCCCAGCAATCACCGCCGATCACCCGCCGCCCGTCGCCGCTGGCAACGCCGCGACACACGATTGTCACAACCCCCGATGGACGCCGGCTGACGCTGTTGTGTGCGATTCATCGGGGCGAGAGTTTGCACCATAATTCACTCCGATCCATGAGGAACTGTTAACGATGATGACATCAGATGACCCGTGGTACGCGAGATTAATCCTCCAGATCATGAGCCGCGAAGGGATCATGACCACGTTGGTTGTCGGAGTGATTGTCACCATTGTCGTGTTCGGGTGGCTCAACGGGAAAAAAGAAATGGAGTCCAGGCAGAAGGTCAACGAGGACATGGCCAGCGCGTACAAAACCAACGCTGAGACGAACAAAACCAACGCGGAGACGAACAAATCGGTATCGGATTCGGTCAAAAAGCTGGCGGCAATCGCAGACCAGAATATCGAGTTTCAACGCACCGTAATCGCCCAGCACGAGACATTGCAAAAGTACGTGATGGACGATTCCGAATGCACCAGACAGATCATGGAGGATGGAACGTTACCTGCTCGCGAAGTTCGCGACATGATGGAAGCCGCAACGCGACTAATGACTCCGATTCCAGCCATTCGCGATGCTCAAGGCAAGGTGATGCTGGAATTGCTGGACGTGCAAAAGCAGGTGCTACAGACCCTCAAAGAGCAATCAAAAAACGTCCAACCGCCGCCGAGCAATGGCGGCGCATCGAGGAGCTAATGCCCGATGAAGAAGCGATCAACGCGGCAATGCGAGCTTGGGATACCAACGCGGGCGCTGGCAGAGGCGATCCGTGAATGGGACGCGGCCGACGATCGGAAACAGTGGAATCTCGTTCTCGGCTCGCCTGGCAGTTACGTCGGCTCCCTACCTCGATACCCGACGCCGGGGACCGACGGCTACACCCGTTGCATCCAGCAGTGGTACGCGGCCTGGCAGGCAGCGAGCAGGCTTGACGCGACGATTCAGCAGATGGGATATTTGAAACAGCAGATCGAAGCGGCGACGAATCAACTCGGCGTGCTGCAGGGCCAGATCAACACCGGGGAAGTGGCACTCGTCGCGCTGACGGCGGCGTTCGTCGGCTGCATGAACGGAATCCAAACATGAGTGCGACCTGCGGCAACCCGCTGTGCACGACGATTTCGGTTATGATGAGCGAGGGTGCCGTGAGGTTCGATCGCGAGGAAGGCGAGAAAAACGTGCAAGTGCGGGTGACATGGATGATGGATGACGGGCGGCGGTTTTTCGGCTACGGGGCCAACGTGCGGGACGCGATTTCCGATTGTGTGGATGCGAGGATGGGAGAATAGAGAATGCCGATCAGTTACCGCTACCCGCCCGGTGGCACCGCAACCGAGATCCAAGTTCGCGCACTGACCGGCGTGCATTACGGCGTCTCGGGAACGTCCTATGTCGTAGGCACGGACACGCTGACTATTAAGGGCTTGACACTCACGACCGCTGCGGTTGGCGTGAGCGTGCCGCTGACGGTGACGGTTGCCGGCACGCAACTCACGCTTGTCAACGCGGGGACGAACCAGACCACGTTCGCCACCGGAGCCACCGGCAACCTGACGGTGACGCCGAGTGGGACAATCATATCAGTGCCCGCAGGCAAGCAGATAGATATCGGCGAGAATGGAACGTCTCAAACGTCGCATATTCGATGTTTTTCAACAACGAATACTGATGCTTATTCGTTGCGTATGTACAACTATTCAACGGGAGCCGCTGCACGAATGGGGATGCAGTGGAACAACGGAGCCGCGAATACATATTTTCTGTTTTATGGGCAGTCATATTCTGGAACGTATCCTGCTGGAACATTTCGGTTTACTCATATTGCTGGTGCTACAGCTCCATTGATATTCAATTCTGAAGGAACGATCATATTCGATGGTGCGTCTGAGCACGCCCGATTTACCGCTGGCAATTTCGGCATCGGCACCGGGGCCACGGTATCCGCCCGTCTGCACGCCGTCAGCGTCACTAGCCCGCAATTCATCCTTGGCTACGACAACGGGACGAATCAGACTACGTTCGCCACCGGAGCCACCGGCAACCTGACGGTGACGCCGAGTGGGACACAGGTCACGTTCGGAAAAGCCGTCGAACTCGCAGGCGGTAGTTCTGCTGGAATTACACCGTCAGCGTCCTATGGATTCTACGCATATCGGTTATCGGGGGCGGCTGGTCAAGCGGCGGTGCGAGGGTACATGGTGGCATCTACCTCCACGTACACGGGTTGCTCGGCGCTAACGTTTACCTCGCTGGTGAATCATTCATCTGGCGTGTTGGACACCGTTTACGGAATCGACGGAACGGCGCGGTCAACAGCCTCCGGTACCGGATCTGTACTAATCATAAACGCCATGAGTTCGACCGCGCAGCAGTCATCGGCAAATGCAACCGGAATAATGCGTGGAATGCGGTCCTACATCGCACAAGACGCATCGACGGGAACGGTAACGCTCGGGGAGGCGTATTCGTCATACGGAAACATCGGTGCGTCCTCGACGATGACCGAACTGCGGCACTTCTCGGTCACGGAAGTAGCTGGAGCCGGAACGCTCGGGACGCAGATCGGGCTCTATGTCCCGACGCTCGCGAAGGGCACAACCAACTGGCAGATTTACTCGGTGTCGGGCAACTGGCGACTCGGCAACGACAACAGCCTGCTCTATCTCGGGACCGGCAATGACGCGACGATCACCTATGACGGCACGAACCTCGTCATCAATCCGAAAGTCGTGGGCAGCGGGTATCTGAGCGTCGCAGGCGATTTGGTAGTCGATGGGAAAACAACGACCGCCGGACGCAAGGCAACCATCCGCACCGTTGTTGACACAGCCGACGCAACCTTGGCGGACGAGGTGATTATCTGTTCCAAAGGTACGGCGTTCACTCTCACCATGAATACCGCGACCGTGGGCGACACGAAGCACATCAAAAACATCGGGGCCGGTGTGGTGACGATCGAGGGATTTGGCACCGAGACGATTGACGGCGTTGCGAACCAAACACTCAACCAGTGGGAAGCCATTACGCTCCGCTGCTACGCGACGGGAGCATGGGGGATAACATGAGCTACTTCAAATATACCGGCTGGCTGGATTCAACAGGCGTTGCCCGCGGATGGAAAAACGTCGATGGCAATCCGCGCGTCGTCTCTCAGACGTACCTGGAGCAAATCGCCGAGGGTGGCGTTACCGGGCATTCCGTGTTTGAGAAGATCGGATTCTCGACGCTGACCGGAACGACGGCAAAGGATGTTTGGTCGTACACCGACGCGACGATTACGCTGCCGACCACTGGCACAGCGATGGAGGTATACACCGCGCACGCACAGGACCGAGCATCGGCAATCCGCGGCCCACTGACCGCCGACGCCGGGGGCACGACAACCAGCCTCGTCGATGCGTCCGAGGACTTCCTCGCCGCGACGGCGGTAGCAGTTGGCGATCTGGTGATTCTCGACAAATCAGGCACGACGCCCGAGTACGGATTCGTTACCGCGGTAGCCACCACTACACTCACGATTGCTGGCGGATTCAGCAGCGGCGGGACAGCGGCATCCAGGGGCTACCACGTCGTCAGCGTGGCGGCTTACACGGGAGCGCACGCGGTCAAAATCAGTTACTTGACGACCGCGTTCGCTCAGAAGTCAGAGATCGTCTTGCTCGGTGGAAACGCGACCGGGGTTGATTTAATCAACACGGACGTTTTTCGCGTCAACTCGATGCGAGTCATCTCGGCAGGGACGGGCGGGGTTGCGGCGGCTGCGATCCAGCTATGGGACGCGGACGGTTCCGCCCCGGTCTACACCTACATTACGGCCGGGTACACCAGGGCAAGGAACACTGTCTACACCGTGCCGGCTGGCAAGACGCTCTACCTCACGCAGATTTCATGCGGCTACGCGACAACCGCGAATCAAGTGCAAAGCGCCAGGATCATCCTGCGAACGACGCAAAATGACGGCTTCGCAACGAATCTGTTTCAAGCCATCGCGGAAGTGAGCAGCCCGAACGCTTTCAACTTGGTGAAGTTCGATATCCCAATTAGGCTGCCGGCCGGCGTGACACTCAAATTTACCGCAGTGCCGACCGCGAATGGAACAGTGGTTACGATTGCACGGGGATGGATTGAATAGGAGAACGAGATGGCGAAACTAATGGAAGCGGTGGCTCGGCTCTACGGTAGCAACGAAACGCTAATTCGTGAGATCCAGGCTCTCTACACGCTCGGGACGACGATCGTGAAGCGGATCAGTGACGATAACAGAATGGCGAGGGAATCCGAGCACGCCGCCACGCTGGCTGTCATGCAGGCCGAAGTGTGGGCCGGGGCATCGAAGGCGGAAGAGATCGTGGCCGAGGACTTTGGGAAACTGGTGGTCGCGATCCAGGCGACGCTGGACGAGATCGACAGACTGAACGCGAAGCAGGGGACGTTTTTCCAGGTGGCAGCGACGATTGACGACACGCTGCCGGTTGTGGGGTAGTTTCAACACGAAAGGGAAGGCGAGTGGCGCAGAATCAGACGGTGGACCTGTCTCAATTGAGTGACGAGCAACTTTACGCAATCGGCTACCAGCAGCGGAAGCAGATCGACGAGTGCAACCGGGCGCTGGAAATGATTGATCGAGTGTTGGCAACTCGGCAGGCCGTTGCAGAAGCGACGGCGGCCAAGGCCGAGAAGCCGGCGGAGGAGGTGTCGAATGGATAGCCCACAGACGCCGCTGTACGTGAACGACGGACAGTATGCGCTGGCGATTTCCGATTCGCCCAACAGTTCACTGAAGCAGAACCTCGTCATCATCGACAGCGTAAATGGTGAGGTGTTCCGCATCAACGAGGACGGCACGCTTGTAGGTGACCTTGACGCGGCAATCGCAGTGTGTGAATCCAACGGTGGCTGGGGAATTTGCGTCCTGCGAGCGATTCAACGACTGAGAGTGTGAGATGTTGACCCGTCGAGAGTACGAGCAGATCAAAGCGGCCCTGAGCATGGCCGACGGGCTTACGCTGCGAGTGAGCGAACAGAGCATTGAAGTTGTGCCAGTACAAAACGTGCTTAACCTGCTGGCCAACTGGACTGAGCAGGACGAGCCGAAAGAAGGTGAATGATGGCAGGCGAGATCAAGTATCGGCACAACGCGACCGGGGCTACGCTTTACGTCCCGATTCAGAGCGAGGCCGGGACGTATTACAACGTCGCGACCGACGCACTGGAAACACTCGACCCGATGCACTGGTACGTTGCCGGGAGCAACCGCTACAACGTCCCGGTTGTCGAGACGCCTGCTGGTGGCTATCTGTACGTCGGGACGTTTCCGGCATCGCTTGCGGCTGGGTGGTACTATCTGTTCGTCACGGTGAAATCCGGGGCCGATCCTGCGATTACGGACACGCCGGTGGCGACAATCAGCGGCTATTGGGACGGCACGACGTTTCACGACGACGGATTCAAGGCTCTTACGGAGACTGCATGATGACCGCTTACGCGATTACCGGGACACTGAATCCCGATTGCACCGCAGCGACGACGGGAAATGCGATCGGCACTCTCAACGGACAGCCGTACTGGAGTTGGTCAAGCGGCGGGGCAACGTGGTATCTGTGGTATGAAGGTACGCGTTGGTACATTTCGCAGGATTTCAACGGGGATGGCGCGCTGACGGTGACTGATTTGACAGCCGGGCCTTCTTGGCGATCCAGCAGCCTGGCTGGCGTCTATTTGCCGTATCGCAACGCCACGGGGCTGCCGACCGTTGCGTCGGTGCCTGCGGGCGGCATCAAAATCCTGGCTTTGCAAATTTTCGTCGGTATCGATGCTGGCAAATACGTCCTGTTGAAAGAGAGTGACTGAGATGACACTGCGATTCAAGGCGGATGCGTTTCCATTTGTGGCTGTGGCGGCTCCCGACGTGAACGTGACGACCATTGAAGGAACCGACGCAACCGACGCGTTGGAAGCGGCAGCAGCGGCTGCGATTGCGGCGGCAGGGCTGTCAGCACCGGGCGGCACGTATGCCCAGACGGTCACTGTCACAACCGGGACGCCAGCGGTAGCTGTCCAGGGTGCGACGGTCGAAATCCGAGAGGCAGACGGGACATTGGTGGACATTCAGACGACCAACGCGAGCGGGGTAGCTACGCCGACGTGCGACGCGGGGACGTATAGCCTCGTGGTCAGTAAGTCGAGCCTGTATGCGAGCAGCACGGCAGAGATCACGGTGACGTCAGCCGCGGCAAGGTCGGTTACGCTCAGTGCCATAGGATCAGTCCCCAGCCCATCGTCCGACCTGCAATGCACGGGATACAGCTACGTCTACGATGAGGACGGGAATGTAGAGAGCGGGGTGTCGATTGTCTGCCGCCTTGTGCGTGAGCCGACAGGCGGCGGCATCATCGTCGAGAACGCAGAGAGAACCGAGGCGAGCGGCGCGGGCGGTCTCGTGACATTCGAGCAACTATGGATCGGCGGGACGTATGAATTTCGGCGCTCCGGTTCGACAGTTAGAAAGCCTGTCACGATTGCCGCTGACGACGTTGATTCACTAGGAAGATTTCCGATTCCGAATTTCCGAGGATAGCCACAACGAACTGGCTGCGGAAAAGCGAGTATCGCGGCGGCAGTGAATTGGAACAGGCTGGGGGGCGGGGGGCCGATGCGCAACAGGACACTAAAACTCGAAGTGCAAGCCATTCTAGGGCGCTGGCCGATTAGTCCCGAGGTACGTAAGAGGACGATCCGACGACTCGATAGAATCGTGAGCAACAAGAGGGCCAGTCGACGCGAAGTGACCGCGGCGGCCCGGGCGCTGATTGCCGCAGATGCCCTATCCCTGGCTGAAGAAAAATCGAATGACGGCTTTACACAAGAGGAACTACTTGCGAAATGGCAAGAGGCGGTATCAGACGGCGTGGCGGCCGAACTTGCGCGCCGTTCGGTTCGCCGAATCGAAGACGGCGGAACTGACCAGCCCGACGCAGCAGTGGTGCCCGCACAAGCCGTTCCCGAGACAGCGAACGTTTCTTGAAGAGACTGCGCTCGAGGTGTTGTATGGCGGTGCGGCAGGAGGCGGGAAGTCAGATGCAATCTTGATGGCCGCTCTTGAATACGTGGACGTGCCGGGTTACAGCGCGTTGATCCTGCGGCGGGACTTTCAGCGGCTGAACCTGGCCGGGGCGATCATGGATCGCAGCAAGGAATGGCTGAAAGGGACGTCGGCAACGTGGAATGAGACGGCGAAGCGGTGGACGTTCCCCAGCGGGGCCAAGATTTCGTTCGGCTACGTGGACAACCCTGACGACCGATTCCGTTACGCATCGGCAGAATACCAATTCATCGGATGGGACGAACTTACCGAGTTTCGCCTGACTGACGACGAAAGCAACCCGTACATGTTCCTGTTCTCCCGCCTTCGCAAAACCAAGGAGCTCGACCAGGCGGCAGCCAAGGCCGGCCGCGGTCCTGTTCCGCTGCGGATGCGATCGGCGAGCAACCCCGGCAATATCGGTCATGCGTGGGTCAAACGGCGGTTTCTGACTCAGGACAGTGCGACGGCGATCGAGCGGAGCGACGCGCGGGTGTTTGACGGGCCGGAGGGACGGCGATTTGTTCCGGCTGCGATTCGAGACAATCCAGCACTCGACCCCGACGAATACGAGCGGCAGTTGTCCCACCTGCCCCCGGTGACGCGGGCGCGGCTGATGCGTGGGAATTGGGACGTGGTCGAGTCGCTGGTCATTCCGGCAGAGTGGCTGCGGAGGTACGACGCCCGCGGGGATCTGCTGGACGCCGGGGAGAAGAGGACAATCGACCGGCGGCAGTGTCGGCGGTTCGCGACGATTGACACCGCTGGGACCAGCCGGGACAAGGCGGACGCGGCGCGAGGCAAGGGCGCCTCTTGGTCCGTGGTTGCGGTTTGGGACTACTGGACGTCGGCGGATCTGCTGTTTCTGCGGCACGTTTGGCGGGACCGAGTCGAGTGGTCGAACCTCGTGCCGGCTGTCAAGGCGACGCTGGCGGACTGGCAGGTCCGATCGGCTCGGATTGAAAACGCCCACTACGGCCCTCCGCTGCGGTCAGAACTGCTGGGCGCTGGGGTGGGGGATGCGGCTCTCGTCGGGCCTGTCTTGGAGGGCATGCGAGACGGCACGGCCGGGGCCAAACTGGATCGGGCTGTAGCGGCCGGCCTGATCAAGCGGCTGGAGGCAGGCAAGTTGCTGATTCCGCAGGCGGCCCCGTGGCTGGCCGCTTACGAGAGCGAGTTGACCGCATGGCAGGGTTTGCCGGACGAGCCGGCGGACCAGATTGACGTGAGCAGCTATGCGGCGGCCGAGTGCCGTCGCGTGGTTGGCGGGTGGGGTGGCACAATCAACCTAGGAGGCATGGCACGATGAGCAAGCAGAAGCAACCCGAGCAAGACCGGCAACTCGAGCAGGCCCCCGAGCCGATGCTGACCGTCCACCGCGCGAGGCAAGCGGCCATGTTGGGCATCTCGCATGCGTGGCGAAAGGCCGGGGCCAAAGAAATCCCGAGCGACAACGCGCCGGGGATGCTGCGGAAGGTCGCCATCGGCTACGTCCTGGACGAAATCCGTGCGGCCGCGGAGGCGAACCAGTGAAGCGTACCCGCGAAGCCCAGCAGCGACGCCAAGACGATCCGCTTTTGAAGCCGGCGGAGGTCGCGAGGCTCTTGGGTGTCTCCGAGTCCACGGTGAGCAGGTGGGTTCGGCAGGGGCTTCTCGTCGCCGTCTGGCTGCCGTCTGGCCGGCCGGTCATCCGCCAGAGCGACGTACAACTGCCGGGCTAGTCGATTTCGCCCGAGCCCTGCCAGATCCGGATCCGCCAGATCCCGCGGTGGTCTTCCTGCCCGTACAAGACGCGGATTGAGTACGTTCCGCCACGGTCCATGTTGACCGACACGTGTGAGTCCGGCTTGCCGATAATCCAGCGAGGATTTTTCAGGCTGCCCGGCGGAAGCTTCGCATCGACAACGAGCAGGTCACGCCCGACACTGCGGGCGCCGTCTTTCGCGTCCAGTTCCAGCCGCCAATCGTCTTGGACGGTGAACTCCGCGGTCCGGCCGACGCCGGTTGAACGGAATTCAACGACCAGCTTTTCTTTCGGCTCCGCGCCGTCGACGCCCGCTGCGCAGCCGTAGACGATCGTCGCCACCAGTCCTACCGCCAGCATCCAGGGGAGATTTCGCCAGAACATCGCAAGCCCTTTCGTGCCATTCGTGCCGTTTCTTCCATTGCTACCGCATTCAGTCTGGCGCGCGTTGCGGCAAAAGTCAAGTTCGCCGTATCGTTGGGGCATGGCCAAATTCCGCAAGGCAATTCTGAAAACTGGCACCTATCACAGCCCAGACGGCAAGGTCGAGGTGACAACCGATCGGTTGCGGAATTGGGAGCTACAATTTGGCCGCATGACGCGGGCGAAGCAGGTCGTTCCGATCGACTGGGACCACGCCGACACGGCCGAGGCACTGCAGCCGCTGACGATGGATGTCTACCACCGCCGCCGGTCGGCTAAGTCCACCATCGGGCACCTGGCCGACTTCCGTGTCAACGACGCGGGGGACGCGGCGGAGATCACGCTTGACATCCGGGCGCCCAAGGCCGCTGAAGCCGCCGAACTGAACACGGTCTACGTGTCGCCGGTACTCTTCCCCGAGTGGCGGGACGGCGCCGGAAACTGCTACCGGGACGCAATCACCCACGTTGACATGGTCAATCACCCGGTGGACCACTCCCAGACGCCATTCGTGCCAGTCGAATCGCAGACAATCGCCTGCGCTTTGCGGATGAGCCTGAACGCGAAACCTTACCGACTCTCGGAGGAACCGATGGACGACGACAAGAAGCCCGACGACGAAGAGACGCCCGAGACGCCGGAAGACGCCGAGCCCGCCGAAGACACTCCCGCCGAGCCGCCCCCGCCGCCCGAGAACGCGAGCACGGTTGACGACATTCTCGAAGGGCTACGCACGTTCAATATCGTGCTGCCGGACGGGACCAACGGGAGCAACCTGCTGGAGCGGCTGCATTCCGCGCTGCTGACGGCCGCCGCGCACCAAGGCAAGGGGCCGAACGACGACGCGCAGGCCCCGCCCGCGGATACCAAGATTGAAGACCCCGCCATCGCCACCATGAGCCTGCAGGCCCGTGCGGCGCTGTCCTGGGCCGAAGGCCAGTATCGGGCATCGCTCGCCAGTCGTCTGAAGACGCTGGCGGAATCCGGCCGGGCGACGCCGGCGGAAATCAAGACCCTAGACGGCCAGAGTACGGCAGTCCGCCTGAGCCTGGACGCCAGCGGTAAGCCGTCTCCGTCGGATCTGGAGAAGTGGATTGAGTCCCGTGAGGCGATCCCCGCCGGGACGTTCTGGAGCCCGACGCAGCGGCTCAGCCTGGCAAGCGCGACGGTCATTGATCCGCCCGCTGCCATGCGAGGAGAAATGACGCCGGACGAAATCAAGGCCACCGCCGATTGGGCGCTTGGTCGCAAGAGCTAACGGACGGTCGAAACAACACCACATTTTTTGAGCAGGTGACACGATGAGCAAAATGGGCGGATGGGCAACGCCGGGTATTGGTGCGGACCGTACCGTGGCCGAAACCGAAATCCTTTGGGGCGCTGATCAGGCCCGCAGTGCGGCCCTGTGGACGTCGGCGGTAATTTCCGGGGCGGCCCGTGACGCCGGCAACACGCCGACGACGGTCTTGCGGCCGGGGCTACTGATGGGCAAGGTGACCAGCAGCGGCGAGTTCAAGGAGTGGAATCCGGACGGGACTGACGGCAGCGAAAACCTGTGGGGCGTGCTCGATACCGAGTTGCGAGCGCAGGACTTCGACGCCACGGACCAGGACCGCGTATTCCGCCTGCTAGTGGCCCGTGCTCCGCTGAAGGCCCGCAAGTTGCTGATCGAAGGAACCGCGCTGGTCGGGGACACCGACGAGTACCTGGCTCGTCGCATGCTGGCCAAGGCGGGGTTTGTCCTGGACGACGATCCGGGCAACTACCTGTCGGGCCTGAACCAGCGAATTTCCCGCGTAACGGGGGTGACGGACGCGGTGACCGCCGCCGAAAACGGCTCGCTGCTGATTTATTCGAACGCTGCCTCGGTGACCGTGACCCTGCCGACGATCGTCCCTGGCCTGTCGTTCGACCTGCTGCGCGAGGGAGACGAGGAATTCATCGTCACGAGTGCGGAAGGCGACAACGTCATCGTTGGTAACGACCTGGCCGCCGATTCGATCACGTTCACGACGGCCGGCAACCACATCGGCGCGATGGTGCATGTCGAATCGATCTACGTCAACGGAACGCCTTTGTGGCTGCTGACGTTGCCAAACGTGCCGATCGGAACGGGCGTTAACACGCTGCCGTTCGGGCTCGGAACCTAACAGACATTGAACGAATACCGCGGCTAGGGTAGCTCCCGAAAGCTCGCTCCCCGGCGAGTAGCCGCGTCCAAACACGATGGGGCTTTCGCCTGGGGACGGCGCGAGAGAGACACGACACATGGCCAGCTATCTTGACATCCTCCGCCCGCAAGTGCTGACGCAGGTCGTTCGGCAAGTGGTGGCGAGCGCCGACCCGATCTTGAACTTTATGGGATTCCAACCGGGCGGCTCGAACGAGAAGTACATGGGGCACGGTCGCGAAGGCGCCTTCCACGTCTTCGACGATTCGCGGAAGGTCGGCAAGGGGCGGGCGCCTGGCACACCGGCGGCGCGCAGCAGCAAGCAGCCGATGAAGCAGATCCCGTTCGTCTACCCACGGATGCACGACAGCGTGAGCCTGCTGGCCGAGTTCTACCACAACCTCGGACGCATCGACGATCCGGCGATGCGGGACGAGGCAGGGAAGGACATGATCACCAGGCAGACGGGCGTCCTGAGTCAGAAGGCCGCAAACTGGCGTATTGCCATGACCGTGGGCATGTTGCGGGATCAGCTGTACGTGCACCAGGAAGGGGACGACTGGTTCGTCAACTACACCAGCGGCTCGGCTCTGTTCCAGATGAACTGCCGAGTGCCGGCGGGCAACAAGAATCAGCTGCTGATGCTGGATCGGTCCGGCGGGACGATCCTGGGGACAATCATCGACGTGCCTTGGTCGAATGCCGGCGCCAACATCCCCTTGCACATCGCCAAGATCAATCAGGCCCGCGCCGTCCTGGGCGTTGGTCCCGTGACCGATGTTCACCTGAATTCAGTGACGTGGCAGTACCTGATCACCAACGATTACCTGGCCGCGATGGCAGGTATCGCCAACCCGCCGTTCGAGAACTTCGCGAGGGAAGCCGGCAAGCGGCCGGACGGCAGCCCGATGCACGAGTACATCGGCCGGTTCAATGCCCTGCCGGGCGTGACGTTCCATATTTCGGACGAGGGATTGGAACTGTGGAGCGCCACGACGGACACCTACGTCCATACGAAGCACTGGGCCGACGGCATGGTGGTCATGATGGGCGACCCGAAGGCCCGCAGCGACAACTACACGCTGTATCAGGGCTCGGAACCGATCGCCGAGTATGACGGGGGACCGGAGACGGTCCGTGTCGGCCTGAGCAGCTGGAGTAAGAAGACGGCCAATCCGACGGCCACCGAGATTTACGTCTTGGACAACGCACTGCCGGTCAATCACGACCCGTACAGCATCTGCATTGCGACGGTCGCCGGGTTCTAGGACACTTGACGCGGCCGACGCCGCATTTTGAAAGCGAGGACTCGAAACATGGGTACGCCCTGGACAAGACGCGTTCCGCAAAGCGTGGAACGTCAGACCGACACGCTGCCGCAGACAGCCGACGAGGCGCTGTTCCGGATCACGGGCGGCAAGGTCCGAATCCTGGAAATCGTCGGCGAGGTGACCACCGCGATTCAGAATCAGGCCAATAACACGAAGTTGAAGTTCAATCCGGCCGGGACCGGCGCCGACGTGGACTTGTGCGCGGTCCTAAACATCGCCGATGACGCGGTGGGACGGCTGTATTCGATCACAGGCGATTTTTCCGATGCCATGATCGATGGCCTGTGGGCACTGGAGACGGATAGCGTGATGGAGAAGCGGGGAATCATCCTCGGGCCGGGCGACATCGAACTGGACTGCGCCGCGAGCAACGCGGGTTCCGTCAAGTGGACGGTCACCTGGGAGCCGCTGGACGCCGGCGGAAACGTCGCTTACGTGTAGAGCATGCCTTTCGTGCTGGGTTGCTTCGCGTGGGGCCGGCTGGCTCATCCGGCCGGCCCCTTGTGTTTTATGGGGTGAATCGTGACCGTTGAAACGCTGCCGGTTCTGTGTACGCAAGCCGAAGTTGAGCGGGTGCTATCCGCCAACGGCGTGGTTGCGTTTGCGGATCACGATGGCGACGGGATCGAGGACAGCGGAGTTGTAGACGACTGCATTCAGCGGGCGAGCGACGAAATTTTGCTGTACCTACATGACCGATACGAAAACGCGGTCCTAGCGACGGTAAACCTCGTGCGCAGGTGGGCGGCAGTTGGCGCGGCGTGCTATCTGTGTGAGACGCGAAACAATCCTCCGCCCGAATCGCTCCGTGCTCAGTGGGACAGGCTGATCCAGGAGCCGGACGGGTTGATCGTCAGAATCGGAGCCGGACACCAGAATCTGCCGGGCGTCGAACTGCGGTACGACAGTCGCCCAAGCTTCTCGAACCTGCGAGTTGACCGACGCTGGCCGACCAGCAAAACGCGGGTGACGCGAGTCAATAGCAGCGACGCGCCAACGACGCTGACGCAAGATCATACCATCGAGCCGGCGGGGTTTGACCTGTGACCGACACGACGATCTATTTTCGAGGAGGGCGACAACTGGCGCGGCAATTGGCCAGTCGTCTCGTCGGCATGGTGACCGGACGGGAGCCGGACACGCTGGGTATCGGGCGCGGCGTGTTTACTGCGGTCGGATTTGCGGCCCTGTCCGACATCAAGGCGGATTTCATCCGTAAGGCCAAGGGGCAGCCGGGCGAAGACGGGCAGACGTGGGCGCCGCTGAGTCCGAAGACGATCGCACGCCGGCGGATCGGGCCGGGCGACAAGCGGATCCCCCATATCGCCGCGAGGTTACAGGCCGAGAAAGACGCCGCCAAGGCTGCGAGGCAGAAGTTTGACGCGGACACGAAGCGACGTCGCGATCGCCTGGCGGCCCGGTTCGCGCTGTCGATGCCTCCAAGCGAGGCCCGTAAGCGAGCAGATGAGCAAATCAAGGCCGAGCGGAAGGAGGCAGACTTTCGCCTCCGTGGCCAGATCGCGTTGGCCAATGCGACCGGGAAGCGGCGATGGGAGATACTTGCCCAGCGGCAGGTGGACATTCTCCGCGACACGGGCGTCCTGCTCAACAGCCTGTCACCTGGCCAGATCAGTGGGGACGGGCCGGGGATCGTCTATCAGCCTCCGGGCGGCGACGGCGGTGACAAGCAGGTCTTTTCCCTGTTCGACAGCGGCGTAATCGTCGGCACGACGGTCAAGTACGCCAAGATC